CTGGGCGTCGATCAGGCGTCGAAGCCGATCTTCCCCGAAGAGGAGCAGCCGGGCTTCCAGACGATGGCGCGCATCCGCGAACGGCTGCGTTCCATGGGCTGCAAGCTGTGGGATGTGAAGTTGCCGCCGCCGGGCAGCCAGCCGGATGGCTGGGACATCGCCGATGCGGTGGCCGGTGGCCTGCGCGGCAAGGAATTGGCTGAATTCGTGCGTTCCAACGCGCGTTCCGCCGTTCCAAGAATGACGCCAGAACAGGCGGAACAGGTAGCAATGGCGGGCCTTTCGAGCGGAACGGCAGCGCGGGCGGATGGCGCGAAACGGCGCGATTCCGGCCCGTTGTTGCGCGATGGCGCGGAATGGCTCGACGAGAACGTGCCGATGGAGTGGGTGGTCGATGGACTGCTGCAGCGCGGCCATGTGGTGGCCTGCACGGCGGACACGAATCACGGGAAGACGGCGATCACCCTGCTGATGGCGATGTGCGTGGCGGCCGGGCGGAAGTTCGCCGAACGCGACATCCTGCCCGGCAAGGTGCTGATCCTGTGCGGCGAAAATCCGGACGGCTTCCGCACGCGCATGCACGCGACGATGAAATCGCTTGGCCTCGAGCGCGAGGATATCGCCGGGCTGGTGACGGTGCTGCCGCAGGCGCTGCCGCTCGACGAGGGCGTGGTGGCGCGCATCATCCACGAGGCACGCGCCAAGACCGGCGACTACAGCATGGCGATGGTGGATACCTCGATCAGCTTCTATTCGGGCGACGACGAGGACGACAATCTGCAGGCGCGGCGCCATGCGTGGAACTTGCGCGCCCTGACGGAACTGCCGGGCCGTCCGGCCGTGGTGGTGAATTGCCATCCGGTGAAGAACGCCGACCGCGACAACCTGGTGCCGCGCGGCGGCAGTGCCTTCATGAACGAAATCGACGGCAACCTGACGGTGTGGGCCGACGACGGCACCGCCACGCTGCACTGGCATCGCAAGAAGCGCGGGCCGGACTTCGATCCGATCCCGTTCGAATTCCGCGGCACGAGCATCGAGGAACATGGCCGCAATGTGCCGACGGTGTATGCGTCGCACATCAGCGAGCAGCGCGAAAACGAGCTGCGCCGCCAGCGCACGGATCAGGAGGACGCGCTGCTGCGCGCGATGCTGGCCAAGCCGGACGGGAACTACGTGGCCTGGGCGAACGCCATCGGGCTGAACGGCGAGGGCGGCAAGTCGCAGGTGAATCGGGTCATGAAGCGTTTGAAGGATGACCAGCTCGTGAAGAAGTATCGCGGGCGGTTTGTATTGACGAAGCCCGGCGAGGAGGAGGCGCGGCGGGCGCGGTATTAGCAGGACAACGGTGGCGCTGTTTTTGGCTGCGGGACGGTTCGGCGTGAGGGTCGCCCGGATCCGCACCAGGTAGGCAGCGCGGTAGGTAGCTGGCACGGTGAGAACGCCGGATGCTGCGGGAACGAAACAGGGCATGGGCAGGGCTGTTCCAACGTGGAACGCGACGATGGAACGGAGTGGAACGCAGCGGAACGGAACTGGAACGAACCGGCGTTTTTCGTCGATTTTTTCTTGATTCGTTCCTCGGGCGGCGGGTGTTTTCCCCTTCTCTCCCCCCCTTTAGGGGGGGGAGAAGAAGGGGAAGAAAAACCACCCGCCGGGGTACGCAGGATTGGCCAGCAAAGGAGCAGATGTGGCAACGGAAACGGAACGGAACGGCAGCCAGCGGCAAGCTATGCCCACCGTGGCGGCATGGATGGACGATCTACGCGCCGCGTTCGGCAAGGAAGAGATCGATGCCGTGATCCGTGAAGGTATCAAGCCCGGCTGCAAGAACGAGCGGCGCGTATTCGCCAGTGAGGGAGGACGCACCATCGGCCAGCGCTTCGAATACGACGAGGCGCGCAGTTGCACGTCGGCGGACTGGCTGCGGTCGAGCGCGATGATGAGGAAGATGAAATGACTGGCAACTTCATCAGCATCCGCAACAACTTTCCCGAGGTGACGGCCAAGCTCAACAGGCTGGCCCAGAACGTTGGCGACAAGGCGATGGTGCGGGCGCTGAATGCGACGATCAAGCAGGGCAAGACCGAGATGGCGCGCACGATCAGCAAGGAATTCATGATCGACAAGGCCACGGCGGATGCTCGCCTGGCGGTGCGCTATGCGTCGGTGAAGGGCGGCACGCTGCGCTTCCAGGCGCTACTCGAAGCCACACGGCGAGGCAAGGGGCGGTCGATGAACCTAATCCACTTCGTTGAGAAGAAGGTGACGCTGGCCGAAGCCAAACGCCGTCGCAAGGCGGGCGATCTTGCGCAGCTGCGCTTCCAGATCAAGCGAACGGGAGGAAAGAAGATGTTGCCCGGCGCCTTCATCGCCAATAACGGGCGCACGGTATTCATCCGCACTGGAAAGAGTCGTCTGCCGATCAAGGCGCTGAATACCATCGACGTCACGCAGATGTTCAACACGAAGCGCATCAACAGCGTGGTGCGAGAGGTCATGATCAAGCGCTTCGATGCCAACTTCAAACGTGAGCTTCGGTCAGTACTCAAAGGGTATGTCAAGTGAAGGCGTCTGCTCTTTTGTTTTGCGGGTCCTCCCTGGCCTTACCTCATACGGGGCGAAACGACCCCGGAAATTCGGAGTTTTTTAAGTTTCTATAGGGGGTTCCGGTCTGTGAATTTTATTGAAATCAATAGGTTGAAACGATATGAGCGAAATTCGCGCGTGCATCCAGATGCGCAGGTGCGCGCGATTGCCAGGTTGATTGACGAAGTTGGGTTCGTCGGCGCGTTTCCACTGCGCGACGGGGTGCTGGCGAAGGGTCACGGTACGCTGTCGGCGGTCGAATTGTTGATGTCGGAGGGCAAGCGCATCTATCCGCCGCCTGGCCGTGCCGCCGGCGCCGAACCGTTTCCGGAGGGGATGGTGCCGTTCATGGATGTGTCCGGCTGGACCGAAGCCCAGTTCCGCGCCTTTGTGGTGGCCGACAACGCGCTGGGCGAGATGTCGGAATGGGACGACGCGATGCTGAAGATGGAAGTCAATGACCTGCTGGCGATTGGCGTCGAGATCGATGCGCTAGGCCTTGATGCGACGGACATCGAGGATTTGAATTCGCCCGGCGCCATGGCCAAGTCGTTCGCCACCGGCGCGCCCATCGAGGCAGACGACGGAGAAGAGCGCGTCGAGTTCCGCAACCTGTCGAAATACCCTCTGACCGTCATCCTCGAAGCCGACGAACATGAGCGCTGGGCCGCGCTCAAGGCGAAAACCGGGATGTCGGACAAGCGCCTGTTGCTATCCCTGATGGAGGACGAATCATGCTAGATGTATTTTTCGGTGGCCTGTTGTTTCACCCGGCCGCGATGGACTACTCGGACGAAACCTGCTCGCACGGCTGTGCCTACTGTTTCGCCAACATCAATAAAGCCTACCGCGAAGGCGATTTGCAAGGCGCTATCCGGCGCCTGTACCGGCAGGACGACACCACGCTGATAGGCCGGCTGCTGCGCGAAGGCTATCCGATCTGCATCTCGAACCGCACCGATGGTTTCGCCAAGAACAACCTGCGCAATACTCGCGCGCTCTTCACTCACCTGGCCGAGCGCGAGAACGGCCTCTTTATCCAGACCAAGGGCGGCGACGGCATCGGCGAGATCATCGAGACGCTGCCGAAGAAGCCGGTGATCTACATCAGCATCACCATGCTCGACGACGATCTGGCGAAGACCGTGGAGCCCGCTGCGCCGTTGCCTTCGCAGCGCCTGGCCCTGGCTAAACACTTCATTGAGCGCGGCTACGTCGTCATCGCCGCCATCAATCCGTGCAACAAATCGTGGTTGCCGCCCGACCACTTCAGCGAACTGCACCGCCGCTTCGCCGGTGCAGGCATCTGCAATGTGGTGATTGAGATGCTCGACATGAGCACCATGCGGCAGAAGAAATTGACCACCGGCCGCCGCATCCGCCTGGTGAATGCGGCGGACAGCATCGGCGCCGAAGATCGGCAATACGTGCGCGACTGTACCGGCGAGCTGGTCGCCGCCGGGTTCCATGTGGCGAAGAAAGGCATGCCCTTCCGCTCCGAGTTTTACACGCCGATCGAAGCCGCGCTGGGCAAGGTGATGCCGTCGATGCAGACGTTCATCAACGATCTGTTCGACCGTCAGGCCGCCGAAGTCACCTTCGCCGACTTCATCGAATGGGTGGCGAAATACCTGGACGTCGATGTGCTGGTGCGCGGCAATGCACTGAGAGGCTACTTGTTGCGCAACGGCTTTGAGACCTGGAAGGCGAACCAGCGCGTTGATACTTTTCGCGATCTGATGAGGATCGCCTGGAACGACCCGAAGACGCACATCGGTGTCCAGAACCACAGCCTGATCCACCTGGCGAAAGAAGGCGGCCTGCCGGCGATCGATACCGATGGCAACGTGATCATGTTGTTCAACCAGCCAAAATGAAAGGAGGTGATCCGTATGCGCAACGTGCGCGAATGGGGCGGCGATTGGTTCTAAGCCCCCGGCCGGCGGCCCGGATTGCTCCGGGCCGCCCAGGTCAAAAGTACACGAACCAGGCCTCGGCTGTGCATTCGATGCGCGTGATGTCGCGCAGGATCGGCGTCTGGTTGGTGCCGAGGACTGAGATGCGCGCCTGCAGGGGGCGCTTGGCGAAAAAATACCGGTCCTTGCGCGGGTTGCGCACGGTCGCCACCATGGTCATGATGCCCGCGGCGACGGCGGCGTATTTCTCCGGTGGTAGGCCGACGGTCAACGGCCGTGTCACCGTGACCACATCAACGGGCTGGGGTGGGCAATCGATCATTTCGCCACCACCTTCCGAAGGGCATCCAGGAGCAGATCTCGCAACGACACGCCGCGATCCACGGCCGCGTGCTTGGCCTGCTGCCACAACTCGGCCGGGATATCGCGCAAGATGTAGTCCTGCGCCGTCTCGCGCAACAAGGCGCGCGCCTCTTTCGCCGCGTCTGCCGTCTTGCCGGAGGCGCGGGCTGTCTCCAGGCGCTCTTGTATTGCCGGCCGGCATCGCTGGCACAACAGGACACCGCCAAGGCTGTGGCGGGCATCAGGCTGCCCGCATGCCGCGCATGGCTGGCTCATTCTTCAATTTCCTCTTCAGTTATTTCGATGGTGAGGAGATTGCGCCACATCTCGTGGCACTGCGCGATCTGTTCCTCTGCTTCGCGTCGCGCGCTGGATTCGTGCAGGACGGCTTGCGGATCGTTAGCAGGCCAGGAACTGCGCCCCATGGCGGCGAGACTGCGCTCGATTCCGACTGCGGCATCCCTGGCGTAATCCATCGGCATGTACCCGTGACGGTTTCCGCGTGGCTCGGTGGCGACGTTGATGCGGAGGGTTTTGAATTTCATGGCTATGGCTCCTTTAACGATTTCAAAAGTCGGCTCTGGCAGGACGGCGCATCAGTTGATGGCGTTGTAGATGAGTTCCCAGGCCGTGTCGTCGCACTCGTCGGCCATCGCGGCCTTGATGTCCTCGTGCTCGCGGCCGGTGATGCGGTGCTTGCCCTCGTGATACCCGCCCGTGTTGCCCACCCACCGCACGGTGGGGATCGTTGCAACGGTGCGGTCCTCGTAGATCCGCGCCACGGCGGTGCAGTTGTCATAGATGCCGACCTGGCAGTCGCGCTCGATGGTGGTGATGAGTTTTGTCATGTCGATCTCCTGGATGCCCGGCCTCTCTCGACCGTGATTGCATTGTATATCATGATTATCAAGATGTACAAGAAAAAGATTTTATGGGTTTGACTTCTTGAATTTATGACCTCATGAGCACCCTCAACCACGACACCGCCGCGCGCCTCCTGGGCATCGCGCCCGGCGAGCTCGAATCCCTTGTCAAGGCCGGCGCCGTGCGTCGCGTCGACAAGAATGCCTACGCCCTGGTGGCTCTGGTGCAGGATTACGTCGGCCACATCCAGGCCGAGAGCACGCGGCGCGATCGGGCGCCGAAGCAAGCCGACATCGCCGAACACCTCGACCTCTCCGACCGGTCCGTGCGCGAGTTCCTCGCCGCTGCCGGCATGGACCACCGCGAGGCCTCGCTCGCCGAGATTCGCGTCGCTTACATTCGCCACCTGCGCGAGATCGCCGCCGGCCGCGCCGCCGTGGGCGATATCGACCTCGCCACCGAGCGCGCGCTGCTGGCCCGCGCGCAGCGCGAGGGGCAGGAGATCAAGAACGCCGTGTCGCTCGGCACCTATGCGCCCATCGAGCTGCTCTCCGACGTGCTGGCCAATGCCGCGCAGGCCGTGGTGGATCGTCTCGAACAGATCCCGGCCGACCTGCGCCGGGTATGCCCGGACCTGCCCCAGGCGGCGCGAGATGCCGTCATGGCCGAGATCGCCAGCGCGCGCAACGAGATGGTGCGCAAGACCGCCACGCTGGTCGCCGATGCGCTGGAGCCGACCGACGAGCAGGAAGAAGACGGGCAGATCAGTCTGGAGGACGAGGCTTGACCTGCAACGCCAGCCCAGCCACGCGCGCCGCGATTGCCCGCGCCCTGACGGCTGGCCTGGCGCCCCTGCGCGCCGATCCGCCGCAGGCCCTGTCCACCTGGGCGGAACACCACTTCGAACTCGACGAAGAATCCAGCCACCGGCGCGGCCTGTGGGAGCCGTGGCCGTTCCAGATTGGCTGGATGGATGCCTTCAGCAACGACGACATCGTTGAGGTCGACGTCGAGAAAGCCAAGCGCGTCGGCTATACCAAGAGCGTGGTCGCCTTCGCCGAATACAACGCCGCGCACCGCCGCCGCAAGCTGGCCATCTGGCAGCCCACCGACGACGACCGCGATAGCTTCGTCAAAAGCGAGATCGCGCCGTCGTTCGACATCTGCAAGGCGCTCGCGCCGGTGCAGCGCACCAATCGCGAATCCGACACCACGCGCTTTAAGCGCTTTCGCGGCAGCGTGCAGCACTACCTTGGCGCGAAGTCGGCGCGCAACTTCCGCCGCATCACCATCGCCGTCGCGATCCTCGACGAGATCGACGCGATGGATGCCGTTGTTGAAAAAACCATCGACCCCTACACCGGCGCCATGGGCCGCCTCGAAGGGGCGCCGTTCCCGAAGATCGTGCTGGGCTCCACGCCGCGCCACAAGCTCACCAGCCACATTCGCCGCCGCGTCGAGTGCGCCGAAGCGGTCATGGAATACCGTATTCCCTGCCCGCACTGTGATGAGCCACACCCGCTGACATGGGGCGGCGCTGTCGAAGCGCATGGCATGAAATGGGACAACGCCGACCCGGCCACCGTGCGCCATGTCTGCCCGCACTGCCAAGGCATCATCACGCAAGCGGAATACCTCGCCATCTGGAAAGCTGGCCGATGGGTCAGTCGCTGTCATCAATACGAATACGACCACGTCGCCAAGGTCTGGCGCGACTGGTCGGGCAACCCGCGCCCCGCGCCGCGCCATGTCGCCTTCGTGCGCGCCTGGACCGCCTACAGCCCGCAGCGTACCTGGCCCGACATCGTGCGCGAATTCCTTGAAGCGCGCAAGGCGCAGAAGGCCGGCGACAACGGCCCCATGCAAGGTTTCGTCAATGAAACGCTCGCCGACGTGTGGGAAGAAGAGTTCGAGCATACCGACGCCAGCGTGCTGCGCGAGCGCGCGCAAACCGATCTCGACATCCCGCTGCAAGTCGTTCCCGTCGGCGCCTGCAAGCTGGTGATGTTCATCGACACCCAGGCCGATCGCTGGGAGGCCGTCACCTGGGCCATCGGCCGTGGCGAGGAAATGTGGCCCATCGACTACCGCGTCATCCATGGCGCGCCGGCCGATCAAGCCGAGTGGGCCGACAAGCTCGACCCGCTGATCCAGACGCGATACCGCCACATCAACGGCCATGACATGGCGCTCGACGCCGTCGGCATCGACACCGGCGGCACCAACTGGACGCATCAAGCCTACAACTACTGTCGCCTGCGCAATCACCACAAGGTCTATGCCTGCAAAGGTAACCCGGCGCTTGGTAAGCCGATCAAAATGAAGCCGAGTATGGTGGACGTCAACTTCGCCGGTCGCACGCTGAAATATGGCGTCAAGCTTTGGCACATCTGCGTCGACACTGCCAAGGATCTACTGCACGGCCGGCTTGAGCAGGTCAAGCGTCCGGGTCCAGGTTATATCCATATGAACCGACACTTGCCGCCAGAATTCTTCGACCAGCTTACCGCTGAACATCGCATCCGCGTGCGCCAGGCGCACGGCTGGGCCGAGCGATGGGTTTGCCCAAACGGCGTGCGCAACGAGGTGCTCGACTGCACGGTCGGCAGCTTATTTCTTGTTCAGGTGCTGGGCCTGCACACCACGCCTCCCAGTACCTGGGAGAAATGGGAGGCGCAGTTGGCGCCAGACCTGTTCATCGCGCCAGTTGTCAAGGAATCCTTGACAGATCAAAAAGGAGGTGCTGACGAGACAGCCATCGCGCCCCCCCACCCGCAACCCGCCGACCACGGCTTTGGCAATGAAGGATGGAACCTGTGAGCCGCATAACCTCGATCACCCTGGAGAAGGACGC